TGGCAGTCAATATGAATATTGGGTCTGCTAATATAAATGGTTATAGATATGATAGTGACTCTGTAAAGACATTACCAATTGATAATGCAGATGGTGTTTTAAATCGTATTGATAATATTGTTATAAGATTAGATTTAACAAATAGAAATATTACTGCACAAGTAATAAAAGGGCAATTTGCAGATAATCCTGTTGCACCTGATTTAGTTAGAACATCAACAATATATGATTTAAGAATAGCAAAAATAAGTATTCCAGCAGGAACAACAGAAATAACACAAGATTTAATTACAGATACTAGATTTATTACAAGCGATTGTGGAAATGTTATTTCAACAGTTGAAACACCTGACACAGAAGATTTATTTATCGAAATGCAGACACTTTTTGATAAAACATTAACTGATATGCAACAAGATTTCTTAAATTGGTATGACCACATGAAAGGTCAATTAAGTGAAGATGCATCAGGTAATTTACAACTTCAAATTGATGAAATGAAACCAAATGTCGATAATTTATTAGAAGATGTTGCAGAAATTCAAGAAAACATCTTAAATTTTGAATTATCAAGAGTTATAGAAAGTGAGGAATAATAAATGAATGTATATAAAGTTAAAAATGGTGATGGTATAGAAAGTAGTTCTATTATTCATGGAAAAGAAAGATTAAGCGATATATTAAATAATTCAAATGCTGGGTATCATAACTCTATTTTTAGAGGTAAAGATGTGACAGAATATTTAACAGATGGCACACTTTATACAAGAATATCAAATGGTACATTTGAAGATTTATTTGTTGGTGATTATATAGTAAAAAATAATATCACTTGGCGAATTGCAGGTTTTGATGTATACTATAATAAGGGCGACACAGCATTTACGAAGCATCATGCAGTTATAGTGCCTGATACTAATTTAACATCAGGTGCAATGAATTCATCAAACACAAGTGCGAATGGATATGCTGGAAGTGCAATGGTATCATCAGTATTACCTAGTGTTTTATCAACTTATATAACACCAGTTTTTGGAAGTCATGTGTTAGAATATAGAAATTTATTAACTACTGGTATTAATAATACTGGTTATAATAGATTTGGAACTAATTCAGGATGTTCTAATAACTGGGCATGGTCAAGTAGAAAATTAGACTTAATGAACGAAGTTCAAGTTTATGGTTCTATCGCATGGTCATCAAGTGGATATGATATTGGAAGTGATAATGTCCAATTACCATTATTTAGACTTGCACCACAATATATTTGCAACAGAGCATGGTATTGGTTAAGAGCCATAACATCGGCTTCTTCTTTCGCTCTTGTCGGCAGCCATGGTAATAGCAGCTACTTCAGTGATGCTTCTAACTCTGGTGGTGTTCGCCCCTGCTTTTATATCGACTAATCTGCAATCTCACCCCCTTGTGGGGTGGATTAGCAGATGTCGTAGGAGGTGCAATAATGAGTGTATTGAAAAGAAAAAGGAACATATCAAAAATGGAATTTTTTCATAATGCCATAAAATTAAGGGTTATGATGACTGAATTTTTGCTGAAAGATTTTGGAATAAAATCAAGAAGAAGAAATTTGGATTTTGCAAAAGAAGTATATGATATGGATGAAGATGATATTTCTCAAATTGAGGATATATTGTCTGCATATGATATAAAAAATAGTTTCATTGATAATTTTCCTGTGTGGCTAATTGACAAAGAAAGAGATTATTTCATGGACTTGTTGAGGGATATGATGAAAAATATTTGTTCTGCAAATACAATTCATATAACTAACGAGGAAGAATACTATATGCGAAGAAACTATCAGACACAAGCAATTTGCAATTGTGAAAATTTGCTTCAAGAAATGCAATATATAATATATGTGACTCACCCAAATGTTGAGAAATATATGAAATATGTTGATATGATTGAAAAAGAAATTGTCTTGTTAAAAGGTTGGCGAAAATCTGATAATAAAATATACAAAGAATTAAATAAAAAAGATGAAAATAAAGGGTAAAATTTGTAATTACAGGGCTTCTTCTTTCGCTAATGTCAACAACAATGGTAATAGCAACAACAATGATGCTTCTAACTCTGGTGGTGTTCGCCCCTGATTTTAACTCGCACAATGATTAGGTTAAGTACCGTTGCGATAATTAAAAGGAAATTTTATCCTGTCCGAGAGGCAAATAGATATTTTGATACCATCTAATAAGTTAGTTATGGTTAGGAACAAAATATGATAAATAAGATTAGTAATGCCAATGTTTTAATGAATAGTTTCTATGAAGCCAAAAAAAGTTGTAGTTGGAAGAATAGTGTTCAACAATATGAAGCCAATCTATTAAAAAATATTAGACACACTCAAATAGAATTAAGAGAAAAAACATATAAACAACAAGAGTTTTATAATTTTTTTCTAAATGAAAGAGGAAAAGAAAGATTTGTTCGTTCCATTTGTTTCTATGATAGGGTTATTCAACGAGCAGTATGTGATGTTGTTAATCCAATGGTTGAACCATATCTAATTTATGATAATGGTGCAAGTGTTAAGAAAAAAGGGATTGATTTTGCTAGAAAGCGAATTGAAAATCATCTTCATAAGTATTATAGAAAATATGGAAATATTGGATATGCACTCATTATTGATTTTAGTAAGTTTTATGATAATATACTTCATAAACCTCTAATGGATATGTATAGAGAAATTATTGATGATGAAGATTTAATCAATTTAATAAGTCATTTAGTTGATAGTTTTTCTGTTGATATATCCAATTATGATATAAAAGAAAATGATTTATTCGACTCACTTGTTTATGCCAAAGAAAACCCATCAAAAACAGGTGAAAAATACTTGAATAAGTCACTTGGTATTGGAAGCCAAATATCTCAAATTTCGGGCATTTATTACCCATCTAAAATGGATAATTATTGTAAGATAGTAAAAGGTATGAAATTTTATGGAAGATATATGGATGATACCTACATTATTAGTAATAATAAAGAAGAATTAAAGCAATTATTAGTTGAAATAAATGATATTTGTAAGAAATTAGGTATTTTTGTTAATCCTAAAAAAACACAAATATTTAGAATAGATAAAGGTTTTACTTTTTTAAAAATAAAATATAGACTTACTGAAACAGGTCATGTTGTTAGAATACCTGTTAAAAAAGGATTTGTAAGAGAAAAAAGAAAATTAAAAAGTTTTAAGAAAATGCTTGATAATGGTCAAATGACATTTAGAGATATTGAAGAACAATATAAATCATGGCGAGGCAATATTCAGAAATATGACTGTTATAAAACACTTAAAACTATTGATAAATTGTTTGAAGATTTATTTATTAATAATAATTCACAAAATTCACACTAAATTAGTGTTATAATGTATATAGAGAATAGGGCAACAATTAAAGTTGTCTTTTTTCGTGTATATATTAGAGGGGAGGAATAAAATGGATGATAAATACATAGAAAAAATTCAAGAAATTGCTGACAGGTCTAAATCGAATACCAAGCGACTGGATGACCATGATAAAAAAATAGATGAATTAGAAAAAACATATTCTATCATGGAAAAAATGAATTATCGAATGGGAAAAGTAGAAAATGCAGTTGAAAGAATAGATACTAAATTGCAAAATAACGAAAAAAGCAAGGGTATGAAATGGGATAAATTAATTGATTATTTATTTTATGCGATACTTGCTTATGCATTATTTAAATTAGGGTTAAAATAGGAGGAATAAAATGGAACAATTTTTAACATGGGATGTATTAAAAACTTATGCAAGTTTTGTTTCTATCGTATTTATGGTTGTTGAATTTACGAAAGAACTAAAAATAATAAAGAAAATTCCAACAAAATATTGGAGTTTTTTTATTTCATTTATACTTTTAACTATTACAAATATAGTTATGGGAAGTTTTAGGTTAATAGATGTATTTTTATATCTATTAACATCAATTTCCATTAGTTTAGGTTCTAATGGATTAAGCAATTTTAATACAAAAAACGAGAGTAAATAAAAAACTCTTGTTTTTTTATAAAAATTTCTTTGAAAAGGAGGAAAAGATTATGGAAGAAAAAGAAATTTTAACAGAAGAAGTACAAGAAATG